TTTGTCTCCAGGTCGAACACCAGCATTTTTCCAGTTATATGTTTTGTCTACGAACTGTGCTTTCTTAACTGCTTCAGCCGTAGGTGGGTGAGGCTTACGAAGATCTAGATCTGTACTAGAAATCGGTTGCCGGGTTGAAATCGGGTTCAGCTTCATATTCAGTAAATTTGCAAGTTTCCAAGTCGTATGTCAGTTGTCCAGCAACACCTGTTTCGCCAGAGTATCTATTCTTGAGGACTCTAATAGTTGTAGCAGCGTGTTCAGATCCACTTTGTTGATCCCTTTCGAGTGCGATAACTCCGTCAGAAAGTTGAGCAATGCTCGCACTTCCTCTAAGTTGTCCAATCGTAACTCGTGCTCCTTCTTCATGGTTATGATCTGTCTGTGTTCGACGTAAGTGAGATACAAGGAATAGTGATATACCAGTGCGTTCAACCAATGACCTTAACTTAGTCATTGTTGTGTCGATCATTCGCCGCTCGTCACCTTCAAGACCGCTAAGAAGGATAGAGAGATGATCCAGAAAAACAATACGGCAATCGAGTCCGCTTGCCAGATACTCAATGCGATTATAGATAACATCAGGATCGTAACTACCAAAACCATCGTACAAATAAAGATCCCAAGTAGCCATTGTCCGGCCATATGCATCTTGAAGCGATGCTTTGTCATGTTCACCTATGTGCAATGGTTTTCCAACAGCTGAACTCATCAAGCCGAGAGCGGTTCGTCGGTTACTTTCTTCAAGCGCCAGGTAACCAACCCGTTCGCCATTTTGTAGGAAGTGAGTGCAAAGTTCTCGACAGAACGAGGACTTACCAGCGCCAGTTGCTGCAGTAATAGTGACAAGCTCGCCGTATCTGACACCGTGAGTGAGGTGTTGTAATCCGGCAAATGGGTATTCATGGTCGCAAGGTTTGGAAGGTTGGGTAACTAAGTCGAGCAGGGTTTTGCCATCGACAATTCCGTCTGGTCTGTACAACACATGGTCGTAGTTACAGACGGCTCGGATAGCTTCTGAATCTCCTGCTTGTAATGCCTCTGAGGCATCCTTATAGTCCTCTGTATGGCCGATGTAAACCTTGCCAGGTGGTAACACTCCAGCGCAGTCTTCAGCAGCCTTACGGCCCGCTTCATCGTTATCAAAAAAGAGGACAATCTTGTCGTAGTGGTTCAGCCATTCGTAGTTATTTTGGATCGCTTTCTTGGCTGATTGTGCACCGTTGGGTATGGAAACGACATCCCAGTTCGGTTGAGCTTCCCATACAGAGAGACAATCCATCTCTCCCTCGGTGATAACGATCTTCTTTTGTTTGTTGGTGGTTTTGTGTCTGAATAGCTGGATGCCATACAGTGAATTAACCTTCCCTTCGCATGTAAATGTTTTGTCTTTGCCCTTTATTTTTGCGCCTTGAAGCGCTCCGTCACTGCTGAAATAATGGAAGCGTAGTTTCTCTCCTTCTCTGTAGCATTTGAACTTTTCGCAGGTCTGCTCTGAGATCCCTCGTTTCTGCAGCCGTCCGGCTGATCCTCGTAGTTCAACATTGGTAGTCATTACTTGGTGGATAAATGTGCCGTCATCAAAGACATGGTGATGACAGACGAAACAGTGAGTGTGATCCGAATAGACAGCTTTGCCGTCTGACGAACCACACTGTTCGCAAGGCTCGTGCCTTATAAACTCACTCTCAGGTGAGCCATTCGATTGGGATAGTTGCATATGACGCCCACTTGATCCCGTGGCGATCGCACCAGGATGCGTAGGTTGTTTTAGATTTCTTGCTGATCGTGTTGTATGGAGCCTGGAAGACCATGCGAAGATCAACCAGAGGATTCTGTTTGATTACTTCCAAGATCTTCTTACGATCTTTGCTGTCCCAATAACCTTTGGTCTCTAACCAAATACCATTAGGTAAGCAAAAGTCAGGCGTATATGTATGCTGAATTACATAAGGTATCTTTATACTTTCGTACTCATAAGACACCCCAAGGTTGGAGAGAAGATCAGCGACCCTCTCCTCCAGCTTGGACCTGAATGCCATTAGCACTCATCTTCAATCAGACCCTCAACGATCTGTTCAACCACGTCAGTCACGGCGCGGCTCATCTCATAACGAAAGTCAGATTTGTCTTTCTTGTGCCGTGTGACTGTGATTGTCGGCAGCTGAATGGTCAGCTGGCACTCCCAGAGGCCAAGGTCTGGGTCTTTAGTGATGTTTACGTCAGCGTTCATTTGCGTATGTTTTCCTGATCCAGTAATCGTATTGTTCGTCGAAATCGTTGTACTCTCAGAAATCGTCGTCTTCTCCTGCATCAGGGGTGGGTGTGATGTTTGGGTCACCTGCTTTAAATCCTTGTGTTTTGCCAAAAAGTTCTGCAACATCGCTATCGCTCAGGTCGCCAGTGTCAACACCAGCAGAGCTGCTAAGCGTGACAACTTGAATACCTTGCAGCTTCAGTGACGTGCCATAGGTGACACCATCCTTGAGGATGTAAGGCTTTTGGTAGAAAGCCAGCTTGACTTTCGATCCAGAGTAAAGAGGCGTGCCGTTATCAACGACAGGTGAACCCTCAGTATCTACAACAGGTGGTTTGGTCTCCTCATTCCAGGAGAACTTGACTTTAAATTTACCCTCAGACACCTCTTCCCAGGGCTCAGGCCGCAGGACAGAACGCTTTGGGTTCTTGAGTTTTGACTCAGCCCACTTAAGGGTTTCTACTCGATCATCCTCAAGCTTGCCCACCATGTCTGCGTCAACGACAGCAGATAGGGAGTAGCCATATTGGGAAGGTTTCAGTACAGCCTGAAAGCCCTCAAGGACAACAGGCTCTTTAGTTACGAAGGTGGTTTTCGCCATTAACAGAAAAAATAAGTTGATTCAATTACCCTTTCGGGTTCAAGGTCGCCAATGATTGGCGGTTCAGTCTGTGCGCCGATCTGCTCTGCCCACTCTTTTAAGTAGGTTCGATCAGCGAACAATTCCATATATGTTTGCCGGACAAGATCCGATAGCTGACCCATATCGACAGCACGAGCGAGCACCGAGTCGTGTATGAGGGCCAGCGGTGCTCTGAAACGTAGTGCTGTGAGATGGAGCAGGCTTGCATCTAATGAATGGATAAGGTTGGGAGCTGTAGCGTTTTTATGGTGTGCAATATCTACGGTGTCTGAATCTTCAGTTGCCACCGCAATCTTGCAGCGACCTAACAGCTGTAATTCAATAGTTTCTACAACCTTTTTCATTAGACGTTGTGTGACTACAAAGCCAGATGGTGTTGTCCATGACAGCTCTGTTGCACCACGCTTGATCGCTGCTGCTACCTCTTGTTCAATCCACTTCATGACAGCCATAGGTCCAGGTACAACTACATCCATGGCGTTACGAACAGCTTTTACTGTCGTTGTGAGATCATCTTTCTCAACTTCAACACCCTTGTCTTTCAACGCCTCACGGATGTAGCCACGATTGCTGAAGGGCTTTGCGTTGTAAGGCACGGTCATCACTGTTCTTTTGGTCGTTTTCCTGTCCATGTGCGGACGGATAACAACAGGACAATGAGGCTCAGCTTCTACAGCTATTACTTTGTATGCATCTTGTGGTCGTTCACTCGGTAAGACATTAACGAGCCGAGCAGTTGATGCGTCTTTTGCAAGACCAGCCAGGATTTGCAGACCACTACAGGTCGCATCCACAGCAACAGGCAAAGAAGTGTGAGAGCGATCACACTCAATAACACAATGATAGTACTCATCACATGCAGCTAGGAAGGTCCAAGGTTCATCTGCATCAGCCCAGTCAGATAGGTTTCTGATTGGATCAGTGGCAACTCTTTTGATTCGATCTTTGTTTGCTTCTGTCCAATCCAAACGCTCTCGCATCGTTGCTTTGTCTAACCCAAACGTAGTGGCACACTGGAAAGCCAGCCATCCCTCTGCATCTGGTGTGACATAAGCTTGCTCGTAGAACTTGAGCAGACTTTTACCAAAGTCAGTATCTTGTGGTGTAAGAAAAGCAGGTATTGGATAACACCTACCTCTGTAATCAAACGAAAATGGACAGAAGAATTTCCTCTTGTCCTTGAATATCTTTACAGCATTCATCGTCATCCGTGTACGACACGAACGTTGATATGCTTGTGCATTGATATTCATCACCTCTGCTGCCTTGCGCCTGTATACCTTGCGAGACTCTTTGTTCTCTGCAATATCTACTGGCTTTGGCGGTAAAGGAAGTTCAACAATAGGGACAAACTTACCTACTTCAATCTGTTTCTCTAGCAACGTCTCTGCGACTTTGACTGTGAACGGATTGAGGGTGTATGCCACCTTCTGAATTTGGTTCAGAAAGGCGATCGGTGTTTCTCCCTGTATACGGGTGGGACTGCGGCGCACCATGTCATGACCACGCATCACCTCATTTAGGAGGTACCCACCAGCACGCTCATTGGTCCAATCGTTAGGCTCAA